CCGGGGTTTAAAGCCCCTGTTCAAACATTTCGTTTGAACCTCCTGCCCCAAGACGCGGGGCGAAAGCACCTCGATCAGCTATTCGAGATGACGGCTATGCAAAGCGGTTTATCACCGTATTGTCAAAGTCACCGGAGTTCTAAATTCCGGATCGTTGTCCACATAGCCCGATCAACGCACCGCGCCACATCGCGAACCCTATCACCCGGTCGACGGTATTGGTCCTTAGAAACAAGGGACTCTTCCCACGGCCGGCCCCCAGTCAGTACGTTCCAAAGTACTGATTCGTTCTGGGGTAAAGGTTGCTTTGTGTCGCGTTTCGCCCTACCTTCCCATAACTTTGCTAGGAGAGCACCAGGAGACATCGAAATATCTTCAACGTCATCCGACCGAACGACTGACCTCACTTGGAAACATTGCTTGTGAGGATCATATCGAGGTCTGCACTCATCCCACTCCGCCCATAGAACCCCGTCAAGGAACACGGGACCCCAGAAACGAAGCGGAACCGCAGCCTTGCAGCACTTGATCACGTCAGCCCAGACAGAATCGTCTGGAACGTAACCTTCGTGCCACGCAACCACGTCATTGTGGAGGTGAATCACATCCTCCACCGTAACAGGGAGTCTCTGAATGTAGAAGGGTTTAATGTTCTTTCCACGGTAGTAGTGCGCACCGCATGATTCCCTGAAAGGGTGATCTCCGGTGAACGTTTTCTTACGGTTCATCGAGAACCCGCAGAACGCGAGCAACTCGACTACTGAGTCTACGTGGACGGATGGACAGATGATGTCGTCTCCGTAAACACTGACCAGGCTGTCTTTACTGCAACAGGACTTAACTAACGAATAGAAAACAGCCGTTTCAACTTCAAACGTAAAACCGTTACCATTCGTAGCTAACTTCTCCCACCTTACGGGGGATCCATCGGGGTACTCACCAACCTCCTCACGGAGGTCAAAAAGTATACGTCCCCAATCCTCCGAGAATAACGTCCAACAAAGGCCGGATGCAACGCAATTACTCGCGTTCTTGACATCTAGTGTCGATAATCCGATTCCGTCGTGAGACGCGATCTTAGCCAAAAGCCCATGGTATTCCTGGGCATCTGGGAGCAGCAGTTGAGCTTCCGAAGCTTGAAGCCGCTGCCGAATCATCGTGCCGGCACCCTTCTGAAGGGCGCCATTCCACGTGGTCGGTTTAGTGGCAGCTCTACGCTTATGAAAGTTCTTTGGTACTGTGAACACGCGGTTAGCCTCTTGGCGGTGGAAGTCTTTCCCACCGGGTCCGAGTGCCTCTGCTGGGGATCCCAGCCACTTGAGGAATGCTTCCGCGTAAGGACGTGCACGTGCCGAACAGTGGGTACCCAAATCCCACTTGTTATGGACTGCAGCGCGAGCGCGCGGCAGTTCGGTCGTGGCGCCAGAAGTAAAGTCTACACAGTAAGGGAACTTCTCAAAATCAAAAGAGCCGATCAGAGAAGCTAGTATCGTGCGAGCCCGACGTAACTTCCGCAAAAGATGCAGCGGAATACGGGCATTCGACCAATCCAGGGCCAAAGGTCCTGTAAAGATCTCATTTGTAACACGACATGAAAGCTCCGACTCTACGATGTCTTCAAGGGCACGTTGTTCACGTGCATCTCGGGACTCCGCATCATCCCCCTCAAACCGCGACAGGACATTCGCAGCCAGATACCTCTCCTTAACGGAGGAAGCATCTGACCAGTCGACATCTGCCTCTAATAAATCGAGGTTGTCCTTCGTCAGTTGGTTATCTTTGAGGAGCGGTAAGGCCCCACGCAGACTATTGTGTAAGTTCTGGAGCCGCACGTGCGACACCGGACGAACATACATCTCAAACGGCTGGCGGTTGCCAGGTTGTTTGGTTTTCCGTTTGATATCGCGCCGACGTTCCGTCGGTTGTGAGATGTTCATTACTTGTTTCCTTTATCTAGGTAAACATGCTGATGTGTGGATCAGTTCCGGCGAGCCATCCCTAGGATTACGGGATGATACTCAAGTTTTCAACGCTCTCAACAAAGGGAGTGCTGGCGACCAGGTTCTGGATTCGCACTTTGACATCAGTCCGGTGTGCAGCAGTAGCTTTACGATCGAACCGAACGTTAATGTTGACGTACGTCATTTGCAGCACGTCGCCAACACAAGCGCAGCTCGTAGCTTCCTCGGCGATCACAGGGATAGCAAGCGTCCACTGTGTTTCGACCTTCTCCTTCGTATTCTTGATCCTCCCAACCAGGGAGGAGAAGCCGGAGAAGAGGCCAGCACCACGATACACGAAGCGGGAAGCTCCGTTCATGATGCCTTCGCCCAGGTACACCAGGGTGTTGAGTGTCACGTTAGACATTGATATGTCCCAAATAAGAGGCGGATTGCCTCAATATGAAATAATGGGGACTTCCCCATTACGAGAACGCGAACCAACAAGGTTGGTCAGCGCGGCGAGACTAGTTGCGAGTTTAGTCGCGTCCAGCCTGTTGTTCAACTGCGGAAGGAAAGCAGGTCGTATCCCCCCCAAGACCGTTCTTACGAACAAATCAGAGGAGAATATTTCCGGCGACTTTGCAGGATCGGTCAGTATCGACCCACCCTGTGGCAGCAGGCTCCACTTCTTCACAATTGTTGTCCTGCCTAGTTCGGATAGAGTGCCTTCAATGAAGACACAATCTTGACCGGCGAGCAATGACCGAAGCCATGGCCCAGTGTTGGTGACATAATCTGCCATCCAACTGTACCGAACTAGCTCCCACGCAACATATGGGACGTTGTATAAACCGAGCCTTTGAAAGGTAGTAGGGCGCGTTGGGATTTTATATACAGCAGCGAAGTGAGCCTGCTGTACTTCCTGAAACCGCGCATGTACCTCCAGTGGGCACCCGTTCAACCACTCACTCTGGATGATTCTGTCAAATTCCACGACATTCTCATGACCAGCCCTGACAGTACATTGGAACTCAAGGTTATTTGTTTGCTGGATTCCAGCATTCAAAATACTAGTGGCGGCTAAAGCGTCGTACATCAGAGGCCGAAGCCCGAGCTGATATACTAACCAAGAATCTACAATGGCTTTCACCACTCCAGCGTCAGTTCCGCCAAGTTGGCGTAGGGCTGCTTTAGGCCCAAACTGACCGTAGACGCTCAGCGTGTCACTTACCACTCGTCCTGGCTTTCGTACGTCTCGTGCGATGTCAAGCACTCCACGTACAAGACCTCCGGCAAGCTCGGAGACCATTCCGCAAGTTTCGCGGAACTCACCAGCTGCTGCGCCTAGTGACATCGCATCCTTACCGGATGTGTCACCCAACTTGTTGTGAAACTTCACTCTAGCCGCTTCCACGGTATTCACATTAGAAACGTGAACCCGATTCATGATGTCCGGTCCGGATCCTTCGAAAAGGATATCCCATATCGGCACCTGCGAGGTTGGCTTTACATACCAACCCCACGGCGGGGGCGAGAGAAGACAAGTTGAGGCTTTCTGCTTGAAATAAATTGTCTTGATGAAGTAGTTACTTGGAGCACGAGTGCCGTCCGGACGGACGGGGTTATTCGTGCTTTCAGGTTCGCTACGGTATGTAACGGACCTGACACAGGACGTTGGGTAGTCCCATGTATACTCATCTCCAGCAGCGTGCTTAAAATGCACAGTCACGCTTTGCCTTGCGACGTCAAACAGATTTATAGCAGGGTGCGGCATAGCTCTAACTCCTTTGATTAATCTCTAACCAGGTATTGCTCAACGTAATGTTGATGAGCAAGGGTATGGCCTCATTACTGGCCACCCCCTCCGAGCGATCGCCTCAGAGTACACTGGTAAGAGAATCTTGAAGGGAGCCTAGCCTCAATGCGGTGGTCAACCGCAATCACCTAGCC